TTTCTGTACTGGGCCTGGGATACCGAAGCGGCCAGCATCGTCCCGAACAACCCGTCGTCCTTCGGTGCGCAGGTGTTCGCGCAGCCCTACCAGGGTACGGTCCCGGTGTACGGCACCCATGAGCTCGTCGGCGCCTTCATGGGCTACGCGGCGTGCATCAACTTCCAGATTCCGAACGGTCGCACCAACCTGGCCTTCCGCCAGTTTAACGGCGCACCCTCGGCGACGGTCTCCGACCTGTCCACGGCCAACGCGCTGCTGTCGAACCACTACACCTACCTGGGCGCCTACGCGAACGCTGCGAACACCTACACGGTGGCCTACAACGGCGCGACGTCGGGGGCCTTCCTGTGGGTCGACACCTACCTCGATCAGATTTACCTCAACCGCGAGCTGCAGCGCGCGTTCTTCGAGGCGCTGATGGCCTACAACTCCGTACCTTACAATCAGGACGGCTACACGATGCTGTACCGGGCTGGTGTCGACGTCATCGACGCGGCGGTCATCTCGGGCATCATCCGCTCGGGCGTGCCGCTGTCCAAGAGCCAGCAGCTGCAGGTCGACACGCAGGCTGGACGCGTTGTCTCGGACGTGCTCCAGACCCGCGGTTGGTACCTGCTCATCGACGACGCTGCGAACTTCGCACAGGTGCGCCAGAACCGCGACTCGCCCCTGGCGTTTTTGTGGTATTGCGACGGCGGCAGCATCCAGAAACTCACCGTGCGTTCGATCGCCGTCATCTAAGGAGCCCGCACCATGCCCGCAACTCTCACGACGGCAAACTCGGTCCTCGCGCTCACGACCGAGGCGCTGTTTCCTGCCGCGCAAATCCTGACCGGCTACGCGGCCGACAACATCTTCGAGACCGACGCCGTCGAGAACGGCGAATACTCGATGGGCATCGACGGCCGCCTGTCGGCCGGTTTCGTGTTCAACGAGATCCCGTTCACGCTCACGCTGCAGGCCGACAGCGACGCGCTCAAGCTGTTCGAACAAATCTACGGCTACGAGGTCTCGAACCGCACCAAGTTGATCAACAACCTGACGATCACGCTGCCCGCGCTGCGCCGGCGCTACGACCTGAAGAACGGCTTCATGCGCAGCTACAAGGCGCCCGCTGGCCAGAAGATCCTGCAGCCCGGCGTCGTGGCCTTCGTGTTCGCGCGCCAGGAAATGTCCAACCTCTGATGGCCGCTCCGCGCGCCGCCGGCATTCTGTTCGTTCAGGATGGCCGTGTCCTGCTGCTCAAGCGCGCGGACAGCGCGCAGGACGCGCCCGGCACGTGGGGCTTTCCTGGTGGCGGTATCGAGGCAGGCGAGACGCCCGAGGCTGCGGCCAGGCGCGAGCTGCAGGAGGAATGCGGCTACACCTACGACGGGCCGCTCGAACCGCTCTACACCTCGCCGGACGGTTTCGCGTGCTTCGGCGCTGTCGCGGGGTTCGCGCCACAGCTCAACGACGAGCACTCCGCCGCGCAGTGGGCGTCCTTCGACAAGCTGCCGCAGCCCCTGCATCCCGGAATGGCCGAACTGCCTCTCGCTGCTGCGCGGCTGCATCTCGACGCGCTCTGGCGTATCATCGCGGCCTTGACGTGAGGCGCCGCCGGTCGCAGAGCCGGCGAACAGGGAGCAGCAGATGATCTACGATCCCCGCAGCGGGACTTACTTCCAGCCCGATGACGCCGCGTGCGTCTACACCTACAACGGCCCGGGCGGCGCCGTGGACACGGCCACGCTGACCTACAACGGCGGCATGTGGCGCAAGACGTACACCTACACCGGCAACCTGCTGACCAGCGAGACAGGATGGGTAAAGCAATGAGCGGCGTGAGCATCCCTTACGGTTACGCCGCCACGATCGGCGCAGTGCCCGGCGCGTCGCGCGTTGCGATGCTGGGCAACAACCCCTCCATCGACACCGCGACACAGCCCGAGGACGTCTGGTCGGGTGCCGAGCTCGGCACGCTCAACGGCATCGACCACAAGTTCATCCCGCGCCCAGAAGGCGTGGCCGTCTCGATGGAAGTGGTCAGCTCCAGCGCGCTGGACACCGCAGCCGGCACTGGCGCGCGCACCGTCACCGTCGACTACCTGGACGCGGCCTATGCTGCCCAGTCGGTCGTGCTGACGCTGAACGGCGTGACGCCCGTGGCGCTGCCCGTGCCCGTGCGGCGCGTGAATGGCCTGCGCGTGTCGAGCTCAGGCACGTTCGGCGGCAACAACGCGGGCAACCTGTCCGTGCGACTGGCCGGCGGCCTGGGCGCGACCTTCGCCTACACACGCGCCGGCAACGGCCTCGCGCGCTCGTCGCTGTACACCGTGCCCGCCGGACAGACGCTCGACATCTACAGCATGGTCCTGGCCATCAACCGCGCAGACACGCAGGACCGCTGGGCGTCGTTCGCCCTGTGCATCCAGAACGCAGCGGGCAACCTGATCAAGGGCATCGAACTGCCGGCGAGCACCATGGTGCCGTACCGGCAGGAGAACCTCAACGTGCCAAGTGTGATCGTGCCCGCGACGTCGGACGTCTGGTGGCGCTGCGAGGCGGTCAGCCAGAACAATACGAACGTGACGGGTGCGTATGCCGGCATCGTGCGCACGGGCGTGCCCTTCCTGGGCCGTTTCGGCCTGTCGGGATAGGCAGGTAGCCTGAAAGCAGAAAGGCCCGCAGAAGCGGGCCTTTCTCATTTGTGCACGCGCTCCCGGCGCAATCGGCGCAGCTGCCCAGCGACGTACCGCCGGCGCAGCATGTTGGCCCACGCGCGCCACGAGCTCTCCAGGTACTGCCCGGCCCAGGTCGAGCCGAGGTGGTGCCACTCCCGCAGCCACATGGCGCCGCGGCGGCTCAGCTGGGCCGCGCACAGGCTCGCACGCACGAGCCACACTGCCGCGCGCCACATGAAGCGCACCGCGCCGACCGCGCCTTGCAGCAGCGCGTCGAGGGTGCGCCACAGGGCCACGAGCAGGTAGACAAGTGCCGCGCACACCATGGGCACCATCAGCAGGAGCATGAGTGCGATGAGCCACATGGCGCGACCTTATGCCTTTTCGAGCTCGTCCAGCGTGGCCATGTGCACGCCGCGCTGGTAGGCCGTGTAGCCCATCACGTTCGCGTCGAGCCCCGCCTTCGCGAACGACTCGTTGTACTTCGGCATGCCGTGCTTCGCGATGAACTCGCGTGCGCGCGTCAGGTGCTGGTACGGTGTCACGACGTCGGATTCACCACTCTCTGCACCCGCGGCCGACTCGCCAGCAGGTGCCGTCACGGCCTGTTCAAAGGGGTTGGCGCCCGCGGGGACGCCCGTGGCGTCGGCGGCGGGTTCCGCTGCGCCTGCATCCGAAGCGGCCTTGAGGTCAGCACCTGCGGCGTCGGCTGCGGCCTTCTCGTCGGCTTCGATCTCGGCCTTGGTGCGGCGCTTGCGCTTCGCCGGCTCGGCGGTGGGTTGCAGCACGGCCGCGAACTGGCGCCGACCTTCGGCTTCGATCTCTTCCGCCGAACGTGCAGGCAAGGCTGCGGCGTCGATAGTCGGGAGGGGTCCGTCGTCGACCGCGGCGCTTGCGCAGTAGGCCGTGTCGACCGCAACGCCGATCATGCCGAGCGCGCCGGCGTTGCGGTACTTGTCGGCCCAGTCGAGGAAGTAGGCGAGGTCTTCGACAGAATCAAATTCGAGTTTCATGGTTGAGGTCTTCAGGTGGTGGAAATCAGGCTGGCGTGGCACGGCGCTCGCGCTCGGCCTGCAGGCGGCGAGTCACGACGAGTCGGCGTCGGCAGTTCACTTCGTCGTCGCGCACCGCTGCGATGAGCTGCAGCATGCGGTCGGCCGACAGCGCGCTGGTGTTGCGCACCGTGTAGATGGCCCGGGCGCTGGTGTTCAGCAGCGCGGCCGACTCGGCGATGCCAAGTGCGTCCGTGAGGTCTTTCACGCTCAGCTGCTCCAGCGGGCAGGAGGTGAAGTCGAGGGTTTCGGTCATGGTTGTTCCGTGTCAGCGTTAACGTGCGGCCAGTATGCCTATTTGTCAATCGGGTGTCAATGTTTTGTCGTTCATGCCCAACGCTGCCAGCGCGGCCTTGTGCATGATGAAGACCTCCTTAAACAGCTTGCCCTCCCAGCTGTCAAAGGGCCACAGGCAGGCGGACTCCAAGGCTTCGCCGCGCGCTGCGGCGCGCTTCGCGAACAAGTGCACCGTGTCCGGGTTCGTGCGAGGTGGCTTAGGTGCGCGGGCGATGATCAATCTTTCCTCCATCGGTTGTTGACGTAGCCGGCTGCGTCCAGCGGCAGGCCGGGGCACCAGGCGGGATTCATGCGCAGGCGAGCTAGCAGCTGCTCCAGGCGCAGCTCAGCGCGCTCGACAGGCACCTCGATGAGCAGCTCGTCGTAGACGTGGTGCACGATCGGCTCCACGCGGCCCACGTCCACCATCGCCTCCCAGAACAGATCACGGGCGAGGCCCTGCGTCATGTTGTTGGACAGGATCTTGCGGTCCAGCGTCTCGACGTAGCCCTCGGGCTTGTCGTAGACCGCTGTGGGTACGCTGGCGCCGGGCTCCAGCGACAAGCGCGCGTTGTGGTAGCTGATGGCGCGGCCCGAGGGCAGCTCCATGCGCAGCGCGCGGTCATCGCGGATGAACGTCACCTTCGTGCACTCGCCGCGGCCAATGGGCACGTCGACGGGGCGGCCCGGGGTGTCCAGCGCGATGAGCGCCGCGTACTCCAGCATGGCCCACCAGCGCTCAAAGGCAGGGTGCGCCTCGCGGAACTTCCACACGATGCGCTCTGCCTCGTCGGGCTCGACGTACACGCCATAGTTCGCAGCCATCGAGGTGAAGGCACCCACGCCGCCGCCGAAGCCCAGCGACAGGCGCACGACCTTGCCGACCTGGCGCTGGTCCTTGTCGACCACCTCGTAGGGCACGCCAAAGATGTTCGCCGCCTCGACCTTGTAGCCGTCCACGCCGGACTCGATCTCGGCCAGCATGGGCTCGTCGTTGGCCAGCCAGGGAACCATGCGTGTCTCGATGCCTGTGAGGTCAGCGCCCACCAGCGTGTGCCCGGGCAGCGTAGCGCAGAAGAGCGGCCGCTGTGCGTCGGCCAAGGCGGCCAGGATGGGGCCGTGGCCCGGCTGCGACAGGAACGCCGTGTCGCGGCGCTTCGCGGCGTCCAGGAAGGCTTCGCACAGCTCGGCCGACTTGCCTGGCCGTGGCCGCGCGACGTTGAGCGTCTGTGCGCCGCCGGCGCCGCGCGCCGTCGAGCGGCCCGACAACGCGCCGTGCCACACCGTCGAGTGCTGCAGGCGGCGGTTCACATGCGCACGCAGGATGGCCGCCGACTTCTTCGGGGCTCGGGAAGCGTCCAGACGCAGCGACAGCAGCTCGCGCAAGTCGGCCGGCAGGTCATCGCGCGCCACGAGCTTCTTCAGCGCCTCCTTGCTGGCGTCGTCCACCTCGGTGCCGAAGTCGCGCGCGAACTCCTTGATCTTGGCAATCTCGGTCGCGGCCAGCACGCCGCCGCCGGTGAGCACCGCGACCTGGTAGTCGATCTGCACTTCGGCCAGGAGCTTCATCTCTTCCATGGCCGCAGCGCCCTCGACGTCCACGCCGAAGCCGCGGTCGTTGATCTCCATGTCCAGCTCGAAGAAGCGCTGCTCGCGCGCCGGCAGAGGCACGGTAGCGTCCCACAGGCCGATCATCGCGTCGGTGTCGATGATCGCGTACTTGAACACCCGGGCAAACTCTTCGGGGTGATCCTCGATGGTCCACTCAGGGTGTGCTGCGATCTGCTTCATCACGTCGCCGCCGGCCGTGTCTTTCTGCACCGGCAGGCCCAGCGCGGCGCACGCGCCGGCCAGCGAGCCCGGCAGCCCGTTGTAGCGGGCGCGGGCGGCGCTGCAGCGCACCTGCGAGGACTTGATCTCTGGCAAGTCTTGCGAGCG